AGCCATTTTTATGTAAATAATTATATATTATTATAATATAATATAATAAAATAAAAATGAATGATAATAAAAAAAGCGTTTTAAAAATATTACCTGTAAAAAAAGACCCTGAAAATGAAAGTAAATTAAATCCTGTTTTACCTATACATCCCTCATGCACCTGTATTGTTGCTCCTCCTCGTGCTGGTAAAAGTAATTTAATTATGAATTTGTTAAGTAATCCTAATTTTTATTATTGCGGTAATGAAGATGACCCAGATAATCCTTCATATTTTGATGAAATTTATTATTTTTCACCCACAAGTAAATTCGACAAAACGACTAAAAAAATTTTAGCTGCTATGACAAACGTGTGTCAAATTGATGATATGGACGATTTAATGAATATTAGCATGTATGTTGAAGAAATACAAAAATCACAAAAAGAATGGAACGAACAAAAAGAAGGCAGACCAAGACCTAAAATATTGCTGGTATACGATGATCTCGCTGATATATTAGTAAAAACAAGGGTAGATCATCTTTCTACAAAATTTCGCCACTACTCATTTAGTATATTGTGTGTAAGCCAGAGTTATAAAAAACTACCACCTACATTGCGTAATTGTATGACTGCGTTAATTTGGTTTAACTTAATGAGTGAAAAAGAACACGTAAAATTATATGAAGAACATGGTAGTGCTATACCTGATTATTGGGAACATTTAAAATTATTAAATAAAAAATATCAATTCTTATATTACAATATAGAAAATGCTAAATTGTATCATAATTTTGAAACCTTATTATATAGTAAAGATGATTATTTAACTTGAATTATTATTTTTATTCTGGATATAGTATTGTTTATGATAATCTTTTATTTTTTGTTTATTCATATTATTATAATTCTTTTGATAATCTAAAATTTTAGTTTTATTATTATCATAATAGTTTTTGTATTTTTGTTTATTATCAATATAATATTGTGCTAAACTTCTATTTGGTATATTCTTATTTACTAATTTCAATTCAAATCGTTTAGCTTCCATTATATGTTTAGCTTCGGCATTTCTTAATTGATATATATCATTTACGACTAAACTTTCAATTATTGAAACATAACATATAGCCATACAATTATTTTCAAATAGTTTAAAAGAGCTTAATTTTCTATTACTATTACCATTAATATAATTAATATAATGATATTTGTGATGTTGAAATCTAACATTAATATCTTTATATGTTGAACCAATGTATATTTGATTAGTTGAAGGATTAGTAATTTTATAAACGTGAGCTACTTGAGACATTATAGAATTTTAGAAAAAGTTATAAAAGTATTTACTTATATATTAATATATACAAAGATATTTAATTTTTTAATCCAGGCAAAAAAACAAAAAAAAATAATTTTGTAATTAATTAGAATAAATTAAATCATTCAAATTTTGATTTATTACGCTCGGTTCAATTATACAAATTACAGATTTATCAAATGAACTATCGATAATTTTAAATTTATGCAAAATAGTTTTACCAAACATCAAGTTTATCATATCTATAATTTCATCTACTTCTGGGTGTTTATAACAATATTGACGTTTAAATTCAAATACATCGCTTAAATATTCTTTATATTCCTGAAACGTTTTAAATTTATAGCACTCTGGATTGAATATATCATGATCTAAAAAGTAATCCTCGCTTATATTATTAAATAAATCTAAATCAATTGATATTTTAAATCTACCAGAAGGCATCACATTAATAAAATGAAAGTATTCTAACATATCATTAAGTTGTAAATTAAACATTTTTCTTATTTAAAAATAAAAATATATATTATTATTAGGTGAGATAAAAATTATTTTAAAAATGGGAAAATATAATTTACTTTCTGTTACTAAATTAAAAACTGGTAAAAAAAAATATAAAGCTGTTATATTTAATACTGAAACACAAAGGGAAAACACAATTACATTTGGTGCTAAAGGTTATTCTGACTATACAATATATTATGAAAAAGAAGGAAAAGAAATAGCAGATGAAAAAAAATCGGCATATATAGCACGTCATAGTAAAGCAGGTGAAGATTGGACGGCATCAGGAGTTAATACTGCTGGGTTCTGGTCAAAACACCTTCTATGGAACAAACCAACAATAACAGCATCATTAAGAGAAATAAAAAGTAAATATTTTTAATTACAATGAAAAGAACACTAAACTATACCTATTTTTATCATTACTTGATAAATCATTTGAGTGTAAATATTTTTTACCATTAAAACTAATTATTTTATTCTTTATATCATTCAATAAATTATTAATTCTAATTTTACCACCTTTATAACCGCCTAAACCAACAATTGAACTATTAGCCTTATTACATATATCTCTATGTGGTTGTGTCGCGTAGTTTTTATTTACTTGAATAGCATTCCATTCATTAGTAATATATTTATTAGCGAATAGTTTTATTTTATTATATAGCTCTGGGTAAACTTTGTTTAATTTATTCTCATATACACCTGCTTTTCTTCGTATTCTTTGACAACCTAACGTAAAACTCAATCCTACGCCACTGTTTAACCTTTTATAATTTATATTAAATTTTGTTTTTTCTAATTCATTAATTAAATCTATAACTATCAAATCATTTTTATCTATATAACCTAAAATTTCAACTACTTGATATTTTGATTTATGTTTTATTAATTTTATTTCTTTATATAATAATGATTTTCTTTTTTTATTTAATCTTATATATTCTGGATATGTATCCAGAAGTAAATTAACAATTTTATTATTTTCTTCAATCCTTTTATTACTATCTGTATTCATACCTCCAACATTATTATAAGTATTTGTAATACAACAAATATTATTAAATCTAACTAAAACTCTATCTTTTAGAAAGTATTTTAAGCTTCTTTGATAATCTTCTTTCTGGTCATAATCTATTTTTAAATTATCACAATGTCTATTAATATAACCATAAAAATGTCCTATTAAAAAACATAAATCATATGTTATACTATCAGTCATATCTCTTGTGTAGTTATCAGTAGGGTATATACCAAATATATAACTACCAACCCTTATACTTTCTTTAAATCCAGCACTTACAATTGATTTTAAATTAGTATCAGTTAAAGTTTTAACACCTTCTATTTCATTAAATTGTCTAATAGCAAATATATCATCATCAATAGATACTATTTTTGTGCCTTCTTTAAAGTAACTATTAATAAATCGCCGTTGATTTACTAATCCTGTAACTCCAATTATTATTTTATATTCTGGGTAATGCTTTTTGTATTCTTCGTATTCTTCTTCAACTACAAATATATATATTTGTTTTATATCAATATTATTTTTTTTTAATAGTTCAAGTGTTTTAATTTTACCTGCTCTATTATATGATGGTATAACAAATTTTATAGTATTAAAATTAATATTCATTTTATATTTACTTTAGATAAAAATTATAAAATAACAAATAAATTACAAATTAAAGATACACCAGAACCAAAATTACATATTAGTAAGGACACAGGATATAGTATCAGCTACAAAACCTTCACCATTATAAGTATTGTAAAATCTAATGTTAATACTATTCAAATTTATATCAGTATCACTATCAACAGATAAGTATATAGGTTCAGCAGGATTATGAGAGTAGATATATTCACTTTGTGATATTTTACTTTCAGGTGTAAAATATGATACTATATTTTTTCTCCCTACTTCACTATCATCATTACTACCTACAAAATTTTTGATTTTAATAGTATCTATTTCACAACCCAATTCAAAATTTTGTATAGGGAAAAATTCAGTTTGATAATTAGGTGTATATACTGATGAATAACTATTTTCAGGAACAAATTTACTAACATCATTCAAATTATACATTTCTAAAAGTGTTTCACAATTATTAAACTCAATTTTAGATTTACGAACGGTTGAACCTGTTAGTTTATTATTAAATGTAGCAAGATTTAATTGGCTATTAAAAACAACATTAGTAATACTTGGTTGTTGAATATATTTATTAAATTTATAATTACTAACAATATTATATTCTAAACCATCTGAAAAAACATTGTAATATTTTGTTTCTGTTTCATCGTAGTAATCAATAGCCCATTTACCATTTTTTTGGGTCCAAATAAAAAAATTTTTTCCTTTTGCATTATCAGAGATAGACCATGGTCCGACTTTTAATGCTGTAGATTTTATAACATTAACAATATTATTATAATTATAAAAATCATTTGATATAGGATAATCAGTAGGAACTTCATTTTTTATTATTCTAACAAAAAAATCAAGTTTTACTTTTCCAGCACCATTACCATCTTGTATTGTTTTATAGTGTAAAGCCATACTATTTTGTGCTTCATCAAATAGTTTCATATATGAATTAAAATTTCTATTAGATAGATTAAATCTTTCGTTATATTGATAAGCAACGCCTCCCCCTTTCATCAAAATTTTACTTTCTGGTATTGTAATATCTAATTCTAATTCATCATTTTCAGTTGTAAAATAACCATCTTCATCAATATCAAAATTTTCTAATACTGGGTCTGTAAAAGTAAAAAATTCTTTTTTATATGTATCTATATTGAATAAAGTCTTACCATTACTATTTTCATTTAATGATATAGCAATACCTTGATATATACCCCTTAAAGAATTATTTATTGTATAAGGTTCTAATGCTGAAAATGATTTATTAAGTTCATTATATATATCAAAATCTAATTCAATTTTATGTTTATATGTTTTAGATTTTAAAGTAATTGTTTTTTTTGGGAATGGATCAATTTGACCAAATTGTGATAAATCACTATAATTTAAATATAAATCAAATGATTGTTCTGTTAATAATTTACCTAATTTATTAATTTCAAATGAAGCGTTAAAACTTGTTAAAGCTATTTTACTATTACCTTTTATATTAATAGTATCATTAAAGTTAATTTTGTTAGGTGTTTGATTATTTACATTAAATAATATCAGTTTCATATTTTGTGCCATGATTGATTATATATTTATATTATATATTAATTATATATTTTTTTTTGTTTTAGTAAGTTTTTTTCAAAAAAGTTTATTTTAATTATCCAGAATAAAATATTTTTTTTTTTATTTTAAATTTTAAAATAAAAAATAAAATAAAATATAATAATAATATATAATATATATATAATAAATAAAATGTCTAAATCTCAATATAATAATAGTAATGATGCTTTAGGTGCTGGTTTTTCATTCGTTGGTGGTGCCGAATCAAGTGGAACATATGTTGAACTTTCTGTTTCTATGATTGCTGACCGTGATGCCATAGTTTATATAGACCAATCTGTTGATAAAGTTAATTGGGACATTCGTTCTACACACAACTACAAAACCGCAAATGGTGGAATGAACTTTTCTGTTGGTTCTAAACACCAATTTTTTAGAGTTATTGTTTTAAACAATTCTGGTTCTGCTCAAACCTATATGCGTATGGCTACATATAAACATGAAGAATACAGTTCAGCCGTTCAAGCAGGGACAGACGGAAATGGTGTTATTAGAAAAATTATGACTGATGCTAATGGTAAATTAATGATGACTTTCACTGGTGAGGTTGGTCCCGAAGGAAAAAGTGCATATCAAATCGCCGTTGCTGAAGGCTTTGTAGGAACTGAAGCTGAATGGCTTGCCAGTTTAAAAGGTGAAAAAGGTGATACTGGTAATACAGGAGCAACAGGAGCAACAGGTCAAGATGGTCAAGATGGTGAAAAAGGGGATACGGGTCTTCAGGGATTACCAGGACAAAATGGTTCAAATGGAATTTCTATAAATGTAAAGGGCACTTTTACTACCACAGAAATTCTTTCATTCGTAGGTGTTGAAGTAAATGATGCATATTTTTCCAGCACAGATTACAGACTTTATGTCTATTCAGGACAACTATGGACGTTCAGTGCGCCTTTGAGAGGGGAACAAGGTATTCAAGGTTTAACTGGACAAACTGGACAAACTGGAGAAACAGGAAACAACGTGTTAGTCCTCGGTAATTTGGCTAATGCTGGTCTTCTCCCTTCTGATGCCGAAGTAGGTCATGCTTACTTTTTAGATGATACTTTTCAACTTGCTGTATCACGTGGTCCTACTCTTTGGAGTTATTCAGGTTCATTAAGAGGCGCTGCTGGTGCTACTGGTAGTCAAGGTGCCCAGGGTATTCAAGGAAATCCAGGACCCGGCGTTGTAGCCAAGGGCTCTGTTGCTGACGAAGCTGCTTTAAATGCTATACCTGCTCCTTCTGCTGGTGATTTATACATTGTTGAATCAAATTACAAAATGTATATCTATGATGGTGTTTCTTTCCAAAACAGTGGTGTTTCTATGCGAGGTGCTACTGGGGCAACTGGTGCAACTGGACCACAAGGAACAGTAGGAAGCACGGGAAGTCAGGGAAATAGCATAGTCGTTATGGGAAATGTAGCAAATGCTGGTCTTCTGCCCGCTGGTTATGATGCTGATGATACAGGCAAGGCGTGGTTTGTTAATGATACTTATGTGATGAGTGTGTGGAACGGTTCTAATTTCCAAAGTAGTGCTTCTCTTCGTGGTGCTACAGGAGCAACTGGTGCTCAAGGTATTCAAGGTATTGCGGGTGTTTCAATACAATTCCTTGGAAACGTGGCAACTGGTAATGATTTACTTACTGTTTCTGCTGGTTTTGGTCTTTCCGACTTAAACAAAACATATTTTCAAGAAAATATCCACGCTTTTCAAGTGTGGGACGGAACACAATTTATACAGTCTGGTTCTGTTCAAGGGGATCAAGGTATCCAAGGAATCCAAGGATTTTCGGGCTATTCTTTTACATTTATGGGTTCTGATACTTCTGCTAATATTTTAGCCCTTGCTGGTGGTTTAGGTAATGCCGATCAAGGTAAAACTTGGCTTGCCAGTGATGATTATAAATTGTATTCTTGGGACGGTGTTGTTTTCCAAGTTTCATCATCAATTAGAGGAGCAACTGGAGCAACTGGTGCAAATATTAATGTAAAGGGCAATGTTTCTGATTTAACTGCTTTAGCTGCCAAAGTTGCTACTGCTGTCGTTGGTGATGCTTGGTTTGTTTTAAGCGATGATACTCTCAATGTTTTTGATGGATCTTCTTTTCAATCAAGCGGTAGTTTAACTGGTCCACAAGGTCCAGCAGGAACAATCCAAGCACCTACTATTGTGTCTTATCAAGTTGCTTCAGGAACTAATGGTGGTGCTATTGGTGCTGCTGCTTGGACACAACGCCCCTTGAACTCTTTATCAGGTGGTGCTGGAGCAAATGGTGGTATTAGTTTGAATGCTAATAAAATACAATTTCAATCTGCCGGAACTTATAAAGTTGATTTCGTCGGTGTTGTTTATGATGCTGGAGCACATATGGTTAGACTTCGTAATTTAACAACTGGTTTTACTCTTGCTACAGGAACTGGTGATGTTTGCTCTAACGGCAACAGCGGACACTCTCATGGTATTGCTACTATTGTAGTAGCACAAAATGACGAGGTTGAACTACAACATTTTATAGGACTTGCTCCTGCCAATAATTTAGGTCTTGCTACTACAACTGGGGAAGATGAAACTTTTGCTCGTGTTGTTATTGAAAAACTTTCTTAAATTTATTTAAAAAAAAAATATTCTTTTAAATTTTCAAATTTTAAATCTTTTTATATATTAATTAATACAATGTATCATAATAATAAAATTAGTAAGGATAAGGAAAGTATGAAATTTTTAGAAGGTGGTGTAGGATTAAAACAGAGAAAGAAATTATCAGTAAAACTTGATACTAATAAATATTTTGATAAACCAAAAAAAGAAGAAAAAAAGAAAGATGTTAAGAAAGATAAGAAAAATGTTAAGAAGAAGTAATAATAAAGTTTTGATGTTTAGTAGTTTTTTCGTGCCTTAATTTACCATCTTTTCTTACAGTTGAACCACATTCACATGTATATTTTTGTTTTAGTTGTTCTAAAATTTGTTGTTTATTATTATTATAATATTGTTTCATGCGTTCTGCTAATTGTTGTTTGTTAGTTTCATAAATTTGTTTTGCTTTTTCTAATAAAATTTGCTTATTACTTTCATAAAATTGTTTTTTTCTTTCATTTATTTGTTGTTTATTATTATGATGATATTCTTTATGTCTTTCATTTATTTCTATTTTATTACTTTCATAATATTGTTTCAAATGTTCCCTTATTTCTGTTCTATGTTCTTCACGATATTCTTTTTGAGTTCTACCAGCAATATTTTTATTAACACAAGTTGTTGTTCTAATTAGTTCACCTTCACGTCTTTCTAATTCATTTTTACTATTACAAGGATAATTTTCAACTAACTCTATATAGCATTCAGGGTCTTTTTCAATAATTTTAAATGAAGTGCAACGATTTTTTTTTGTATTTAACCATCGTTTATAATATCTTTTATGATTAAACAAACGTTTAGGTAATGTATCAGTAGTAGAACCAATATAGACATCATCGGTTAAATGACTTCTAATGCTATATATTTTTCCTTTGGAATAATCGCACATTTTCTTTTTTGTTCGTTTTATATTATATAGTTATTATTCTTTTAAATTAAAATAAATGTTAATATAATATAAATGTCAATCGAGTTAATAGCAATATCAGGTTTTATTGTTGCTATATTAGGAGGATTAAGTCAATGTATTAGTAAAAGTAATTTAAAACATTGTAATTGTGGTTGTATTAATAGTGATTGTGTTGATGAAAATAAATCATTAGACAAACAAATGCAAGAATTAAATGAAAAGATAGAACGAAATGAAAAAAAAATAAATAAAAATAAAGGTAAATTAGATGTATTAAAAAAAAAAAGATGTAGTAATATACCAAAAACACCTGAAAGTATTGATTCTATTACATCTTTTGAATCAATTGAAAAAGAATTATAATAT